TTCATGGGCGTTTTTGCTCTTGCCTGGGTTCTGTTTGGTGTGGCCGCCTTCTTTTTCTCCCTTGTATGCTTCGGCCGCTCGGGATCGTTTGGTGAGAAGATCTTCGGATTCTTCCTTGCTATCGTGTTCGGCCCTTTCTACTTCGTCTACTATTTCTCCGACGGTGCGTACTGCCGCGCGAACGCCCCCACCCTCTTTTAAAAATGGGTAAAACGGAAACGTAGGGGCTTCATTGCCTAAAGAACAAAGATATATAAACATGTTACGAATCGCAGATATCACCCAACAGGCTCCCGAGGTTGAGACGAACTACACGTTTCCTCTGGATCCTTTTCAGAAATGTGCCGTCGCCGCTATTCAGGCTCGCGAGAACGTCCTGGTCACCGCCAAGACGGGCAGTGGTAAGACGCTGGTGGGCGAGTACCAGATCGAGTATTCGCTCAAGCGAGGTGGGCGGGTGTTCTACACTACCCCTATCAAATCTCTCTCCAACCAAAAATTCAACGATCTCAAGACCCTGTATCCCAACAAGGTGGGTATCATGACGGGTGATATCAAGTTCATGCCCCAAGCGGATGTGGTGGTCATGACGACAGAGATTCTGCGCAATCTCCTGTTCAAGATCGGTTCGTCGACAGAGGGTGTAGGATCAACGGCTTCTCTCTCGCTAGACGGAGTCGATGCTGTGGTCTTCGACGAGGTCCACTACTTCAACGATCCAGCGCGAGGAAAGGTGTGGGAGGAATGTCTCATCCTCCTTCCACCTTCGATTCGGCTGGTTCTTCTCTCGGCAACGATTGATAGCCCAGACGTCTTTGCTCAGTGGATCGGTGAAATGAAACAGGTTCCGATTCATCTCATTTCCACCCAGTACCGCGTCGTTCCGCTGGAGCACAGGGTGGTGGCGGGAGACAAACTTCTGATGGACGAGAAGGACAAGTTCCACAAAGAAGCCTACAGCGAGTATTTGCGTCATCTGAAAGGTCTTGAGGATGCGCAGCGGAAACACTCGGACGCAGTCAAGGCTAGGATTGCTGGTGATCCAGTCGTCGCTCGCGAGATCCGTTCTACCGGTTTCCTCCACCAAATGAACGAAATGATCGACGATCTCAACGTCAAGGAAAAGTTGCCCGCGATGTTCTTCGTGTTCTCCCGCAAGAACTGCGAGTCGTATGCGGCCAAAGTATCCTCCACACTCATTGACGCGATGGAAGGGTCCAATATCAAGAGCATTGTGCGCTTCCATCTCCATCGGTACCCTGAATTGGAAACGCTGCCGCAGTACCATACGCTGATGGCGCTTCTCATGAAAGGCGTGGCCTTCCACCACAGCGGGATGCTGCCCATGCTGAAAGAGATCGTGGAGATGCTGTTCTCGCGCGGTCTTCTTAAACTGCTGTTTGCGACGGAGACGTTTGCCGTCGGAATCAATATGCCGACCAAGACGGTGATCTTCACGAGTTACCGCAAGTACGACGATGCCGCCGACGGGTTGCGGATGCTGCGGACGGACGAGTATATTCAGATGGCGGGTCGTGCGGGTCGGCGTGGAAAGGATACGCGCGGGTTCGTGTACTACCTCCCTGACCGCAAGCCCGAGACGGTGGAGGACGTGCAGCGGATGATGACGGGGAAGCAGTTGGAGTTGGATTCGCGCATGGATTTCCACTACGACTTTCTGCTCAAATGTCTCCAGAGCGGGACGACGGGATGGTTAGGTATTATTAAGCAGTCGTACTGGTACGTCCAGCGCCAGTCAGAGACGGAAGGACGGCAGGCCGAACTTCTCGAACTTCAGAAGAAGTATAATGGACTAGACGTCGCAGAGTTTGAGTTGCGTGAGATGTACGAGACCCAGATTCGTATGACGCAGAATGCTGAGCGGAAGAAGGCGCAGGCGTCGCTCGATTCGTGGAAGAATAAGCATATGGGGCCTAAGTGGGAGGCGGGATGGAAAGAGTTCAAGGAGTTCAAGAAGAACCGCGATGCGATTACGCTACTTCAGGAGAAGGTGGACGCGTTCAAGAACATTCAGGTTCCGTTCTTGATCAATCTTGAGCGATTGGGGTTTGCGGTCGGTGAGACGTTGACGGACGTCGGTGTTCTCGCCTCGGAAATCAATGAGGGCAATCCTCTTGTGATGTCCAAGATGTTTAGTATGCAGGGATTCAATGCTCTCCCCCGCCCTGAAATCGTCGCTCTCCTATCGTGTTTCGTGGAGGGCGAGAAGACCGAGGATCCGATTACCGTAGACTGTCTGCGTGTCCCCGATACGCTCAAAGATGCCCTCCTGACCGTTCACGTCATTGCCCAAGATCTGTATGCGAACGAGAACCCTAAGAGCCAGCCCGAGTACTGGGCAGTGCACAATTACTGGCCCGAGATCGTGTACCGATGGATGCACGGCGAAGAGATGAGCATTCTGTGTTCGTTCTATGCGGTATACGAGGGCAATTTCATGAAAGCCATTCTCAAGACCGCCAATATCGTGGACGAATGGATTACGCTGGCCACGATCACGAAAAATCTGGAGGTCCTGGAAACCTTGCGCGAGATCAGGACGGATCTCGTGCGAGGACTAGTTGTTCCCGACTCTCTCTACCTGCGTCTTTAAACTCGTCTAGACGTACGGATTCGGAATTGGAATTGCCTCCTGGAGCGGGGATACATGCATGACGGTCGGAGGTTGATTAAAAATCTTTTTAGGTTGAGATCGGCGAAGCGCTACGACGACTAGCGCAACTGCGAACGCACCTCCGAACGTACATCCAAGCCCAACCGCCAGGAGATTGTACGCGTTCGTCCCCGATGTGACCACCGTGACCCCAGAACCAGAACCAGAACCAGAACCCGTATTCGCAACGGCAGTGGCGGGAACGGTCGTACCACTCGAAGGAGACCGTGTCTGGGTTCCAGTGTCCGATCCTGATGCCCCGCTGCTTTTGGTAGCGGTAGCGGTAGCGGTCTCCGTATGTGTAGGACTGGAAATGGCGGCGGCAGGGGTTGGGCTATTCCCTGCTACTACAGGTGCCTCATTCACCGTCATGACCGCATTGTAGTTATTGCCGTTCTTGGAAATGACCATGACTGACCATAGGGATACCGTCCCCGTTCCTGCGGCAGGAGGAGTCCACAGAGCCTTAATAGATGTGTGAGACGACGCGCTCGTCTGCGTAATCGATCCAGGGCATCCAGTCACAGAATGGGACAGCGAATCGCCCGCCGTAAACGTTCCCGCCATAGTTGATGCCCCTGCCGAGAAACTCGCCGGGGTTCCTTTCAGCGGACCCCACTGCCATCCCTTGAAGGTTGTGGTCCCCGAAATCTGAGCAGTGTACGTCTGACCCGCCGTCCACGTCGTCACCGAGTTTCCGCCTGCGTCGTGGAGCGATAATGTCCAGTCGGTCGGAAGCGGAGTCTTGAACGTTCCGTGACCTACCGCGACACAACTTGTAGCACCACCGCTGTACCCCTGAACAACACCAACCAGACTCAAGCACGCAAAAACTAGAGACTTCAGCATCAACATTACTCTGTATCGCGCTTTGTTTTTAAACCTAACCTAACGGACCTGGAACTCAAACATGATCTTGTTTGCCGCATAACAGTTCCATTTCCTGCTCAGAATCCTCTCGATCTTGAGATAATCGTTGTCTATATCGGGATGCAAGACGACAAACTCGGATAGCCCGTCATTAGGATCCACCCGTTCGCGATGTTCGATCGCGAACACATCCTCGATCTCAAACTCGTATTCATCCACTCGGTGTCCCATTCCCATTCCAACTTCAATCGTTTTCCTGATCGTCCAATTCGAAAGCACCCACTGAGTTGCAGTATCAAGGACTGAGTACATGTACGCCCTCTGATGCGGAACGCTCCATCGAACGTAGATCATATCATTGTCGTTGAGATCAGTGAACTCGGCAATCTTGTAATCTTGATCACTGTACTCATCGTCGTCATCGGGTGCGTCAGGAGAAGGGTTGGATATGGAGGATGGGAGGTTGTTCATAGTTGGATGAAGATGAGGATGAGGATGGATTGTGTAGTCGTTCGGGGATAGTCAAGTAAATAGATTCGTTTTCACTCAATTCGGGATCGTCTAACCGAATCACGACCTTGACCTTCGTGCTGTTTTTCGCGTACTGTTTCCAGTGACCCAGTAAAAACGTTCGTCGTTCCCACGAATACGCCGGTCTCTCTTCTCCTCGCATATCAGAATTATCAAAAAACAGTCCCTCGATGTCCATGTCGGTAATAGAGTCGCCAAGATACCAATTCAGAGTCTCTCTAATCGTAAAATAGGCAGGAGCAAATCGGCCGTCCATAAACAGTGTTCCCGAATCCACAAAACAGGTAATGGATATAGTCTCTTCCCTATCTCCGTCTTTCACGATAACTTTCCCGACAGTCACAGGCTGATGCCGAGATTTGAAAAAATCAAGATCCATTCCCAACAATAGATGAAAAGACATATATTCACCGCAGAATTTATTTAATGTCCATGCTCTTCCGGAAAGGTGATGTTCATCTTCAGAGGAAGCAGAGCCCCTGAATCGCATACCTCTTCCCACCGCATATCCAGGATAATCTTCTTCTGAAACTCGGGACCATTGTAGAAGTCGATGTCGCGCCACGTATAGGTTCTATCTGCTTTCCCGGTATGGAAATGGCGCAACGACTGACCGATCGTCAAGAACTGATCAAAGTTTCCTACTGAATAAAGCTCCTCGCCACGGTAGCAGCACGTACAGAAGTCTGGGGTGCGGGCGTAAAACACACAATTGTCTGGGTCCTTCCAAATTTCGAGTTCGTAGTCGTAGGGATAGTCGTCAGTATTTACGTGAATATGCATGACCATTAAGTGCGTCATTTTATTGTTACTCTTATCCCAACGAAAAAGGGTTCTGATCCGTTTTGATGAAGACGTATCTACACAAGAATCGGGTCTACCTTCACATGGAACACCATTCGCTGTTTCCATGAAGGCCGCTGCATGTCCAGGAAATAGTTCACAATCACCGGCGTTCCTTCCACGAGATTATTGGGACTGGTGATCAGTCGGTTCCAGTCGGGGATCCAGATGCGGGTGGAGGAAACGACCACGCCCGGAACATTCTCGGGCCGGCGCTGGAGAATGTCCAGGAACGCCAAATCCCGTGCGTGTTTCTTCGCAAACGTCTGGAGTTTATTACAGTCCTCTTTGGCGTTGGGAACGGACATACCTTTCATCGCCATCTGGTTCACGACATCCGCCCACCGCCGAATCGGAGACGATCCGTGACAGTACCGCGTCTGAAACCCCCAGTGAATGACTTTCGGAGACACGTGTTCGTATGTCGCGGCCGCATACGCGAACATCCGAGCATCTAAGCCTAGACGTTCATACTTGTCCAGTTTCTCGTTATCGGGAGCGCTGTGATGGCGCAGCAACCCCTTGCCGATCACAGTGAGCGCATTGGCCATCTGTTTGTTGTAGTAAATCATCAGTTCCGCCACCCAGTCGTGGGGATCGAGCAGGGGCTTCTTTCCGGCCAGATGTTCACAGATGGTCTGTAGCGTATTCATCGGGATCTCAGTGGCGAGACGGCAGGTGTCGTACGTATAGGATTTCTTGTTGATGATCACGACCTCCTTGAAATGGGGATTCCTCGCTTCTCCGCCCATCCAGTCGAAGAACAGGGTATACCCCAGCCGCTTTTCGCCCGGAAGAAGGGACATCTTGCCTTCTAGCGTCCGAGGGAACATGCTGCGTACGGGGACGCCGCCATCGTACAGCGATTGTCCAATGTTCTGAGCATGGGACATCCACGGATTCGCCCGCACCCATTCCGCCACATCGGCGATGGTAATAGCCACCTTGGTAATACCTTCATCGGTCGTCCAGATGGAAATACAGTCGTCAATATCTAGGCATCCTGGAGGGTCAATGTTAATGGTAGGAACGTCCAGAATCGCACGGTTAAACAACGGTTCAATGGTCTCGGGGATCTTGGACCAATATTCGGGAGAATACGCGACGTGAATTGCCTTGCGTTCGGCCAGGGGATCGCCACATACGCCTACAATATCTACGATTTGACCACGGGGGAGTTTATCATCATTGATTTTCTCGGCGACGACCAGGAGATTCTTCTTGAGATCACGGTAAGCGGATGCGACAATCATTTGCGGGAATACGGTGTTCAGAGGGCTAAAGAGATACATCGGGGTATTGCGAGACGTCAGACCATATCGCGTCTTGCTCGTGAGTTGGAGGACGCCTGCGACGCGCGTCATTATTGTTGTATTGAATGCTCCTCTAAACATATCTACGCCGAAGACCCGTTTTAGTGTAATTAGATCGGATGTGCGGGATTTGGTTATGTATTGACGGAGCCGGAGGAAGTCCCACCGCAAATGCTCGTCGGGGACCCGATCATACCACCGTCTACAACCACCCCGAATTCAAAATGGTCTTTGATCGTCTCGCGATCCACGATCTGACCCAAGATGGGAATCAGCCGTTCACCGAACATCTTACGCACGAAGAAGAGTTTGTTTACATGTGTAACGGTGAAATCTACAACTACCGCGAGATCGTGGAACGGCACGGATTCGTGATGACAACAGGATCAGACTGCGAAGTGATTGGGAAACTGTTTGCCCTCTATCGCGATATTCGGGCAGTGGTAGCCGAACTTGATGGCGAGTATGCGATTGCGGGAATTGTTCTCAAACGAAAGAAACTGGACACTATTATCATTGCTCGTGATCCGTTCGGTGTACGGCCGCTTTACTGGGCTACCAGCGGCCACGGATTCGTGTTCAGTTCTCTTCTTGCGGGTATTGAGGGGATTTCGGGCGCCGAGCATGTTCCGCCTGGGGATACGTGGATGATTCGTAAACACGATACGCAGTTCAATAGTTATTTCTCTCGTGATTGGATTCCCAAGACGATGACTGATATTGATCAGTTGTTTGCGCGCACCACTTCGGCTCTAATTTCGGCCGTTCACAAACGTTTGTCGAGCGAACGGTCAATTGGGTTCCTTTTATCGGGAGGTCTTGATAGCAGTCTAGTTGTAGCGATTGCGGTCCAGATGATTGGAAAGGAGAATGTGCGGACGTTCAGTATCGGTATGCCTGGAGGAACCGATCTCGAGTACGCTCGCAGGGCTGCTGTGTATCTTGGAACCCAACACACCGAAGTTCTGTTTACCGCCGAAGAAGGCATTGCCGCGATTCCTGAGGTTGTGAGGGCGTGTGAGACCTACGATATCACCACGATTCGGGCATCGGTGGGACAGTACCTTCTCGCCAACTATATCGCAAAGAACACGGATATCAAAGTGGTTCTCAATGGCGACGGAGCCGACGAAGCCGAGATGGGGTACCTGTATTTCTACAATGCTCCTAACGAAGAAGAAGCCCATTATGAAAGCATCAATCTTCTCCGGAATATCCATCAGTTTGATGGATTAAGAGTTGATCGATGTTTGGCCGCGCACGGTCTGGAAGCCCGTGTTCCGTTCCTGGATCCTGAATTTGTACAGGCAATGCTGAGTGTCCCCGCCTCTCTACGCATTCCTACAAAGAAACGGATGGAAAAACAGTTTCTGCGCGACGCGTTTTTCCGGTTGATGCCGGATCTTCTTCCGCTAGATATCCTGTACCGCAAGAAGGAAGCATTCAGCGATGGCGTGTCGAAAACAACAGATTCGTGGTTCAAGATTCTGCAGCGTTCGATTCAGTGCGAGGTTCCCGTTGATACGAGGTATCCCCATATCCAGCCCATGACCGCAGAAGCTGCCTATTATCGCAAATTATTTGACCAGATGTTTCCGGGACAGCATGAAGTTGTTCCTCATTACTGGATGCCGAACTGGTCTAAAACAACGGACCCGTCTGCGCGGACGCTTTAGGGCACTTTGAGCACCCGCCCATTCCCTCCTTCACCTTCGGCGTAAAAGAGCTGCGAGACAGGATCCAATACAGTACGAGAATCCCAACAAGACCTGTGAGCACATAGATCCAGTTTACTTGTAGAGTCTCGAAAATTCCTCCACCTGTAAGTTTGGCCATTACTTTCAGCCAAGACATTTTATATACATAAATGGGCATACCGTTCTACTTTGTCTCACTCATCAAGGCACACAAGACAATTGTGTCGCGCGTGCGGACCCGTCTGGAACCGAACATTTTTCTTTTAGATTTCAACTGTTTTTTACACACGTATATGGATGATGCCCGACCGATTGAGAGTATTCTGGAAGCACTGACTACTCTCCTTGCGGACACTTGTAGTCCTCGGACTCACTTGTATATTGCGATGGACGGTCTAGTTCCGTACGCCAAGATTTCCCAGCAGCGCTACCGTCGCTTTCGTATCCCCGAAGTAAATAACCCCGTCTTTGATCGCAACCAGATCTCTCCAGGGACTCCGTACATGAAAGAACTGGACTTGGCGGTGCGTGCACGGTTTCCCCAGGCGATTATGTCGTCCACCGATCTTCCTGGAGAGGGCGAACATAAACTGTTCGAATGGCTCAAAACCATTCCGCCTACTGAGCGGACGAATACCGTGATTTACGGTCTGGATGCCGACCTGATCCTGCTCTCACTTGCCCAGGAGAGCCTGTGCTCTCTCTCCCTCCTGCGCGAGAACCAGAGTTTTCAGTCGAAGGTCGAGGGATACTCTACCCTGAACATCTCAGATCTCGCCCGTAAACTTCCAATGAATTCCTTGCAGTATGTCGCGCTCTGTGTCCTCTGTTTCGGCAACGATTTTATGCCTCCTATCGGCATGTTTTCCCTCCGCGAAGGGGGACATGATCGTGCGCTCGAATGTTATCGTCAAGCAGGGGAACCTGATCTCTGGACAGCAAAGGGTCGTCAGGTGTTTATGCAGACGGCGCAGACCCAGGAGATGAAGTTTTATACGGAGAGAGTCAAATCCCGCGACAAGCCGGCAGAAAGGGCAATTGTTTCAGCCGACGGACATCATTTCGAAGCACGCTACAATCTCCACATTCTGGATGGAACAACGAATATCGCCCAACTAGTAGGAGCTTTCTGGAAAACGTTTGATTGGACGCTTCACTATTTTTGTGAAAACAAGTGTCTGGATTGGAACTGGGTATATCCTTACCCCGAAGCCCCCCTGGTCTCGCAACTGGTGAGGTACGAAGAGATTTCCCCAATTCGGTGGACCCCCGAATCTCCGCCCAACTTTACGGTCACAAAGCAGTTACAGTTTATTCTTCCACATGATTCCCTCCGTAGGGCTAAAAAGCGAGTCATGTTTCCGGACGAAATGTACAGTGAGGAGACGGATACCCGTATCCCATGGATGAGACGGTATGCGTGGGAATGCGAGCCGCGCATCTCGCTCCCTCTTGCTACCGAAGAGCTGACCTCGGTCCAATCTTTCCAATATTCCCTAGCTTGAATCCCCCTGACGTGGGCATAGTTATTTTCGGGATAAGTATATCCCCCGACGAAGTCGCTGATGATCTTTCCTGGATTGGAGATACCGTAATACCCTGTAACGCCGCAATATCCAACCATGAAAACGAACGCCTCGACCAGTACTCTTCTTCGATGACGTTGAGTTCTTTCAATTTAGGAGCCGTTGAGATTCCAGTGAGCGTCATGTTTCTCATCCAATCGCTGCGGATGTACACTAAATACTGCTGGCGTTTCACCTTCGCCGCCTGGTCATCCGCCATGAGTGTACGAAGTTCGGCAATGCTCTCCTCCAGCGTATACACCTTTTTATGCGTCCGTTGATTTACCGTATTGTGGGCGCGGAACACAAACTCACATACTGTGCGACGACTATTCTTCCATCCTGGATATCGCTGAGTGTACAGCGCAACCATATCCGTGAAATGCTGTAGACAACTCGGACATAAGATAGTGCCCGTAAACGAGTCAAGAAACCGATTCAGGAGTTCTAATTCGTACTGGGATGGAAAGTCTGGGTAAAGGGCTGCTATGGTGTGAAGTGTTACCCAGCCGAGAGGACCCCACGCTTTCGTCATTATATTGAGGTATCAAGAAAGAAGTCCCGCTCCCACCGAGTCGGCATACAGAACGCGAAGAACTGCCGGAGGGATCGTTTTCTTCTCACCACCAATAATCTTCTTATCAACCAGTTTCTTACGTATTAACGCAATGTCCATCTTCGCTGCTTTCGCCTTCGCAGTCTTACGCGCATTTTCTAGACCGCGTTCCGTCATCAGTTTGACCGAACGTTTGCGGGTCGCCGGAGCCTTAGACGGATTCTTGGCCGGAACAATCTTTGCCGTCTTCCGCAGGATTCCTTTCGGGAATGTCTTGGTCGTACGATGGACGCGGCGACGACGCACTCCTCCAAACCCAGGACCGCTCGGCATACCCACCGGAGGAACCGGTGCCGTGATCGTCGATACGTGAACGGATTTATCCTGACCATTAAATGCGGGATCACTTCCCTCTTTAATGATTGTGTATTTCGTCCCAGAGTCGGCCGCAGGCATACAAGTCCTTCTTACTCAAAACGGATAAAAACTTACGGCGAGGACCCGAGTATCAAGATACGACATGGAGGCGGTTCGAGCATATTTCAAGAATGGTGTTTCGCGTTTCTCTGAGTCCCAAATTGAAGCCTACGAAGACTTCCTCCGCAACAAGATCCCCCTGATTCTGCGATCAACGCCACCCATCGTGGTATGGCACGATCAGGACGAGGCGACGAAGAAGTACAAGTATGAGTTCCGGCTCTCGTTCGACAATGTGTCCTACCTGAAACCCCGCATTCAGGAGGCGACGGGTCGGCTGAAGCAGATGCTGCCGCACGAGGCCCGCATCCGCAACTTCACCTATGCTGCCCAGATGTTTGTGGATATCAAGCTCAAGGTCCGTTCGTACAGCGGTCCGGGTCTCACTGAGTTCAAGGAAGAGTCAAAGACGTTCGAAGGCATTTCGCTCGGCAAGATTCCCGTCATGCTGGGATCCTCGCTCTGCGTGCTCAAAGATTACCCAATGACGCTCGAGGAACTCGGCGAATGCCCCCAGGATCCGTTCGGATACTTCATTATCCACGGCGGCGAGCGAGTCATCCTCTCGCAGGAAAAGGTCGCCGACAACCGCACCATGGTGTTTCTCAACAAGAAGACGACGACCAAACACACTCATTCGGTGGAAATGAAGTCGCTTCACGAGAGCTTTACCCTTCCTCCCAAGAAACTCGAAATCCGGATGTCCAGCAAGTTCAACGGTCTCGGGTACCCCCTCTCTATCTGTATTCCCCGTTTCCGCGAGGATATTCCGATGATGGTGTTCTTCCGCTGTCTGGGCATCGAGACCGACAAGGAAGTGTACGATCTCCTGAACGTAGAGAATACTGATTCGATTACGGCTTCCTTCAAGGAGTGTGCCGATATCAATGTCTTCACCCAGCAGGAGGCAATCGAGTACCTGTCTCACCATCTCCAGTACCCTCCCGCAACCGACGACAAGACTGGACATGTTCGTGCGCTCCTACTCACCGAGTTCCTGCCGCATACCTCCTTGCCGGCAGAGACGGTAGGTCCCGGGATTCTTGCTGCGCGCAAGGTCAAGATTCTCGTGAGCATGGTCAAGAAGTTACTGGACACCGCATCCAAGAAGATTCCAGCCGATGATCGCGATGCCTACCCCAACAAGCGTGTCGTGACCACGGGATCCCTGCTCACCCACCTCTTCCGTCAACTGTTTCAGAAGGTGTGTAAGGATATTCGGTCCAAGTTCGTCCACGAAATCAACAACGATAACTGGAAGCGGTCGGGCAAGCCACTGGATGTCCTCGTTCTCTCGAATCTCTACAAGATCATGAAGGTGTCCTCCATCGAGGGCAAACTGAAGCAGGCGCTCGCTACGGGCAACTTCACGGTTCAAGGGCTGGGGACATCAGGATCTACCTCCCTCTCCAACGCCACCAAGTCCGGGGTGTCCCAAGTACTCAATCGGCTGTCGTACAGTGCGACGCTCTCACACATCCGCCGTATCCAGACACCCGTCGAGAAGTCGGGCAAGCTACTGGCGCCTCGCAAACTCAACGGCTCTTCGTGGGGCTTCGTCTGTCCCGTCGAGACGCCAGAGGGTCACTCAGTCGGTATCGTGAAGACGATGAGCCTGATGTCCACCATCTCCACCCATGTCCCATCCTTCGTCGTCACCAACTTCCTCCGCGAGATTCCCGACATTGACTGGATCACCGATGTCTGGACCACCGGCCCTGTCGGTATTCTGGTGAACGGAGTCATTCTCGCATATACCTCCCATCCAAAGGATGTTTACGGGCGCCTCAAGGACGCCAAACATACCTGCCGCATTCATCCCCATGTCTCCGTCGCCTGGAACGTTCTCCAGAACCGCATCATCATAGAAACCGACGCGGGTCGACTAGTGCGCCCCGTCTTCCGCGTAGAGAACGGCAAGGTTCTTCCTCCTCCAGCAGCAGGGGCAGATGCGCCGTGGGCCGACTGGATCTCGTCGTGTATCGGATACGTTGACGCCAACGAGTCCGAGGTCGCACACATCGCGATGTTCCCGTCCGAAGTGGGTCCGACGCACACGCACTGCGAGATTCATCCACACATGATTCTTGGTCATATGGCCGCTATCATCCCGCTCTCCAACCACAATCAGTCACCTCGTAACGCATACCAGTCGGCCATGGCCAAGCAGGCCATGACGCTGTACGCCTCCAACTACCAGAAGCGTCTCGACAAGAACGCTTACCTCTTGGCCTCTCCCCAGCGCCCGATCGTGGAGACGCAGATCATGAGCATCTTGAATATGCACAAGATGCCGTCCGGATGTAACGCGATCGTCGCCATCGCCTGTTATTCCGGCTACAACCAGGAGGATTCCGTCATTCTCAATCGTGGATCCCTCAAGCGTGGGTTCATGCGCGGATACTACTCTACAGTCTACAAGGATGAAGAGCATCGTAATGTGGCGTCTGGGCGCGAGGAGCGGTTCTCCAAGCCCCGTCATGAGAATACTAAGGCGTTCAAGAACACGTCGTACAACGCCGTACACGAGACAGGTATTCCCATCAAGAACTCAATCGTCCAGGAGAACGATGTCGTGATTGGAAAGGTGGTGAACTTGCGGTCGGATCCCCACGGATACCTCTACCGCGATCTCTCCACGACGCACAAGAACTCCGAGCCGGCGCGCATCGACGGTATCTGGCAGGACAAGAATTCTGATGGGTATCCGTTCGTCAAGGTTCGGGTCGTGTCCGAGCGCACCCCACAGATCGGCGACAAGTTTGCGTCGCGCGCTGGTCAGAAGGGTACGTGCGGGATGATTCTAGATGAGTGCGATATGCCGTTCACGGCGTCGGGTCTGCGCCCCGACATCATCATGAACCCTCACGCCATTCCGTCCCGCATGACGATTGCGCAGTTGCTGGAGACGATGTACAGCCGCGTGGGTGTCCAAACAGGCAATCTGGGCGACGGCACGCCCTACTCCCATCTCGGGATCGAGGATCTCAAGGTTCACATGTCGAATCTCGGGATGCACCCGTACGGCAACGAGATCATGTACAACGGCCAGACGGGCGAGCAGATGGAGGTCGAGATCTTCATCGGGACCACGCATTACCAGCGTCTCAAGCACATGGTGATTGATAAGTGCCATTCGCGCGGCCGCGGTCCCATTGTGTCCCTGACCCGCCAGCCATGTGAGGGCCGGGCGCGTGACGGCGGTCTGCGCGTAGGCGAGATGGAGCGCGACTGTTTCATCTCTCACGGTGCCGCTGCATTCACCAAGGAGCGTCTGATGGATGTGTCCGACCCGTTCACGACAGGTGTGTGTTCCTCTTGCGGTTCACTCTCGACAATCAATGAGAAGGATCATCTCTATGAGTGTAGGTCGTGCGGTTCGAAGGTGGGTCTGGAAGATAAGACCATTCCGTATGCGGTCAAGCTGTGGCTCCAGGAACTGGAAGCCATGCACATCTCGCCTCGCATGATCTCGTCTTAGCCAGACAATGTGTACATGTAATTTGTTCCATAGCCGACTGATCCTGCTGATGTATTGCGTCCAATCACGTACAACGTATTTTGGCTTGTGATGAGCGGAGTCTGCGATATTTGAATCGGAGGATTGTTAAATGTAGACGTTCCATTGAGAACAAGTTGAGTCACATTGGATTGTGTGACCTCGTACGCAGCCGACGCGGTCGCTACGTACGCACGGTATTGATTCAAAACGCCGTAGGTCGATGGTACATAAATATACCCTGATGAATCAAGCACCGGAAGTGTGTACGAAGAAGGAATCTCTTCGCCCGACGCATTTGACCAAATATATTTATAAGAAAATCCAGAGACATTCGCGAAGATCCCACCAATTCCGTATAATTTTTGCTTCGTTCCAGAGATGGTGAGAACGTGCGCCCACAGATTTCCGGCAGGATCTGTTGATAAGACCGGTGGCGATGATATTCGCTGACCCCCTGGAAGATTCACCGTAATATCGTAAGCCGGTACTCGAACCGTCGCATTGCTGAGTATAAAAATATTACTATCGTTCGGAAACGTTATTCCTACATACCATGAAGTCACATACGGCGTGAATGGGATCGTTCCTAGTGATGTTGGTTTGAATGGACATACCCAGTTCAATACCCCAGTTTCTGCGAGGTAGCAGTACACGTTTTTGTTATCCGATCCAACAAATACATTAATACCATCGGTAGCCACCGATGTCCGAAACAGTTCGCCCGGAGTTTGGGTCGTCATCGTCCATACTCCCGACGCACTATCTGCCCCAAACGCGGTCAGGCTATTCCCGTACGCGGCAACAATGTAATCAAACGAACCGTTCGTGATCGTCAAGGGAGTGCCGTACACTTGATATCCAAGATTGATTGGGTACCCCGGAAGCGTCATCATATCGGAATTCAGGCGGTAGAGTTTTCCGGCGTTCGTCGCAATCGTAACCGCTCCTTTCAAGGAAACCACGGGTCCAGCAGCCGACGTAACACCTCCAAGCGATTTTGTGGATACAACTTGACCATTATAGATTTTTGTAAGCGTTCCGGAATTCGCCAAGGTGTACATCTCGCCAACCGGGCCAAGTGCCGGTTGAGTGGATGACGTCTCCGCAATGAACGTCAAGGATGTCGAGAGTAGAACAGAGGCTAATGTCGCAATAGATCCACGGAAGCCGGTTGAATGCGCATGGTCTCCGTACTGCCGAATAGGGATAGTCGTAGGATACACCGGAGCAATCAGAAGAGGAACAACCGGAACTGGTGGAGTAGGCATACAGTAAAAAGGAGTCACCGGACAGTTCACGATCGGAGGAGGACAGCAGAGAGGACTCTTGACCAGATCCAATACCGGCGGTTTCTTGGTGTTAGTAAGCCCCCAGCCAAACCGTACACGAGGACTAAACGGTTCCACAATACGTTTACATGATGTTGTCGGATACGGCTGTAAAATAGGCTGTTGTTGACGAGAAGGAGGCGCATGGTAATTACTCCGAGGATTGGTCACAAATGTTGCCTTATACAGTGCGCTATTTCCATTGTAGATCGTACTGGAGAGATACACACTACCCACCGAATCGACCGCAACCGTATTCGTCCAGCTCAGGGTAATCTCGAGCGGATTCTCACTCACAGGGTTCCCCGTTGAATTCGTTCCAACGATATGCGAAACCGCACCGATAGACGAGTTTTTCACGTATATACCGTCGGTCTGGGTATAATAAATATTGTTTCCGAGAGTGGCTATGTTTCGCATGGAGGAATCAACTCCTGCCGAAGTAAGCGTATAAAACGTTGGCTGATAGTTGAGGAAATTGTAATAGTAAATAGTTCCGAATCGGGTATCAATTGAATAAATAATCTGTTCGTTCGGAGACAGACTAATTCCGCGAAAATTCAAATAGGGTCCTTCGTTTTTAAAGAGTAAATTTACAAACGAGTTTCCGTAACGTTCCATTGTAGAAATAGATGTACCCTTTCCCGTGACTAAATACACTACACCCTGTGAATCAACTGTTATACCCCCCGTGTTATCTCCATAGGTATAGATATCCCGGTCAACCGGAACAGTCTGCGTCTGATTTATCTCAGTCGCCAAGGGAATTGACGCGATCGAAAACCGTAAACAGTGACGGTCGTATGGGGCATTTACGAACATGTACTTTCCGGTAGGATCAACGGTTATCCCCGTGATTTCTCCAGTGAGAACTCCTGTCGACGGAATAATCTGGAAGACGGGATAGGTAGAATTTGAAAAATCAGTCAATGAATAAATCTTACCGTTTGACGTCCCAATATACATAATGTTGTAGTACTGTCCAGTATTGTTGTACGGACTTGTGGCTACAGTTATAGCCGATATTTTATCGGTGTACGAGTAGGATGTTACGTTAGAAATAAGGCTCATTATACTCAAAGTCGGAAATAATCAGATGTAGGAATACACAAGGATCAGGGAGATCGCATCGTGAACCACAGCCCCCCAGTACGCAGAGTACCAACTCGTTTGAAAGCCAAGAATCATGACCAATATCACAATGATTGAACGTAAAAAGGTGTTGATGAGAACATTGCTCGTCGGGAACAGGAAGGGGTCCATATCTATCTATCTCCTAGTCAAAGAAAAAAATATATCATCCTCGGCCGCGGTCGTTTCATTCTAGACCGCCGCGTGGGTCCAGGAGAAAAAAATAATGTTGATATGGAACATAAACACAAATGGGAGGTGGTCTAATGCAGCTCGTCTCGTACGGTGCCCAGGACATCTATATCTCGGGCAACCCCCAGATTACGTTCTGGAAGGTGCTCTACAAGCGCCACACGAACTTCGCCATGGAGGCGATTGAGGTGACGTTCAACGGCCAGGCCGACTTCGGTCGCCGCGTGACGGCCGTCATCTCGCGTAACGCCGACCTCATGTACCGCACGTACATCCAGGTCACGCTACCCCAGATCAACCTGAACGTCTCCAGCGGCGCCAACGTCCGCTTCCGCTGGCTCAACTACGTCGGCCACCGCCTGATCAAGCAGGTCGAGATCGAGATCGGCGGATCCCGCATTGACCGCCAGTACGGTGACTGGATGCAGATCTGGACGCAGCTGACGCAGCCCCTCGGCACCCAGGTGTCGTTCGACGACATGGTCGGCAACTCCGCCGACCTCGTGCTGCTCAAGGACGCCGCTGGTGTTGCGCTGGACGCCACGTGCGCCGCCTCGGAGGCCACGAACTCGTGCCTCTCCCGCGCCGGCACGCCGCTCAAGACGCTGTACATCCCCCTCCAGTTCTGGTACTGCCGCAACCCCGGCCTGGCCATCCCGCTCATCGCCCTCCAGTACCACGAGGTGCGCATCAACGTCGAGTTCGAGCAGAACTACAACTGCTGCTACGCCGATGTCGCCAACGGTGACTTCTCGGTCATGCCGCTGTACCCCGCCACGATCCCCCTCGGCAACGGTGTTACGGCCGTCTCCCAGCTCCAGCTGGTGGCCGCGTCGCTGTACATCGACTACGTCTACCTAGACACGGAGGAGCGCCGCCGCTTCGCCCAGCAGTCGCACGAGTACCTGATTGACCAGCTCCAGTTCACGGGCGACGAGACGGTCACGGCCTCCTCGAACAAGATCCAGATGAACTTCAACCACCCCGTGAAGGAGCTCATTTGGGTCGTCCAGCGCGACTCGTTCGTTGACTGCAACGCCCCCCCGACGCCGTGGATCATGGAGGCGCTGGGCCAGCAGCCGTTCAACTACTCCGACGACTGGTCGACGGAGGGCATCGTGACGGCGGTCCTCGGCCGCGGCGCCCTGGCGACCAACACGAACGCCGGTGCGGTCCCGACGTTCTCGGTGTCTGCCGGTGCGGGTGCGGGTGTCCCCGGCTTCGCGTACGCCCAGTCCCAGATCGGCGGCCTCGGTGTCGCGGTCAACGCCGGCCTCTCGACGGGCTCGGGCATCTACCAGCTGGACGGCACGGCCGGCGACGACAACTTCTTCGAGGGCACGACGAACTACCTGCTCGCCAAGGTCATCCTCGCCTCCAACGTCAAGTGCGAGGGCAAGAACCCGGTGGAGGTCGCCAAGGTACAGCTCAACGGCCAGGACCGCTTCGACGAGCGCGAGGGCCGCTACTTCGACAAGGTGCAGCCGTGGCAGCACCACTCGCGCACGCCGTCCGTGGGTGTTAACGTGTACTCCTTCGCGCTCAAGCCCGAGGAGCACCAGCCCAGCGGCACGTGCAACTTCTCGCGCATCGACAAGGCCACGCTCAACCTCACGCTGTCCGTCAACACGGTCCAGCAGCAGCGCACGGCCAAGGTGCGCATCTACGCCGTCAATTACAACGTACTCCGCGTGATGAGCGGCATGGGGGGCCTCGCGTACTCGAATTAATAAATTGGGTACTCTTTCTAATACTCGTTTACGGGTAGTTGTTCTAGTAAACATATAACCAAAATGGATACTTTTTTAAACAAGACTGACGTTTGTCAAGCTCGTTTAATGGAGACAAACACACAGTGTAAGGCGATAATGTCGCAGGGTGAGAAGAGGGGAGAACAATGCTGGAGACCTCAAAAAGATAACGGGTACTGCGGTAAACATCAAGGTGTCGCAATACTTGAGAAAGGCGTATCGGAAGGTCTTCACAAATGTTCTACTTACCGTTGTAGTGTTCTGCTAGCAGACGGAATAAAGCATTGTGACACCTGTATTCGTGAAAAAGACGCTGATTCGAACGAAAAAACGATATGTCGAGGTCGAATAACGCAGGGCTCGAACAAGGG